GGCTCGGATGTGTAATGACGAGCTGTTCAGTCAGTCCCGCCGATCAAGTCCATACCTAAACGCACATCTACCCTACCGCTCACCTAAACGGCACGAATACTTTCATAAAAAGTAGCAGCAGTATTCATAATAGAGACGACGAATTTATTTCAGTGTATCGGAAGTATCAAGAAGAACGGAAAAAATCTCAATACCGATACCGTTGCTGGGCGTTTGTATTGGGGGAAAGTTTAACTATCGGATCAGCTTCACTCATATTGGAAGTTTTATGAAGCCGATCAATATCAGAGTGAGCTTGACGCTGGATTAACTATGATATAATCCCAAAATGAGTTATAAAGAATTTTCATGTCTAAAAGATAGCAGTGCGCCTGTATGCAAACAGAAAAATGTTACATTTGAGGGTAGCAGAGAAATAAATGTTTGCTTTTCATATAAATATTTATGTAATAATAGAAACAGTGATTGCACAAGAAAAGTATATGTAAGGCGAAATGTGTATGATAGACTAAAAAATAATTTTACAATTTTAGATCATTCTGATTTTGAAGAATTATTGGAAGTTGCAAGAGAGATAGTAAAAATTTTACCACGTGATCAGTGGAATAATTTACTTATAAAATTATCGACATTCATAAAAATGAGGGGTATTAATATAGATATCTTTCAAGGTATCGTATTAAAAGATGGACTTGTATTTATGCATGATAATACATATTCAAATATTGACTATGTCAAATATGCTATGAGGTATTAAAATGGGAATATTTAAAGATATACTTAATGACCTAAAAAATAGAGATCCTGACACATTAGATTTATTACAAATTATTTCTACTGGAGTTGATGAAAATTCTTACGAAGAGTTTGATTCATCACTTTTATCTGACGTTTCATTTATTATTGAAGAACAGCTGATATCTGGATATCTTGTCTTATATCAATATAGACAAAAGGCTATATTAGAAAAAAATAAAGATGGAAATGATGTCGAAAGTACTGTAGCTGAACTAATGATAATTTCCGTAATAGAGCCTTTAAGTAAAAGAGTGATTGATAATGATGACATAAAAGCTACGATAAAATCAAAAATACATGAAATGAAGATAAGATAAGATTTTCTATACTTTCAGTCTATTGAGAGTACCTCCGAACACTTCTACATAAAGACGATGCTCCGGCATCATAGAGACGACGTCCACTCGGTATTGTGGACTTTTTATACTCTCCCCAACATAGACTCCTGAGCTTTACGACTACCCATAGAAGACCCAAAGAAGAAATTTAACACTGTTGACCGTTCATCCCATGCAGTCTTGATCGCCATGCCGGTAATATTTGTGACAACTGCCAACATCGCCGCATCAGCGATATACTTGATCGCCGCTAGGTTTACCCCAACGAGCAGAACGATAATCGGAAGATTCCAAGTAAAAATACTGTTTGCGATTTTATCCGCTTGCTCATTCTTCGCTTTGTACATATCCTGAGCGTTTACGATAGTTTGGATGTTTGCTTTTTCACTATCTGCAACGATCCGCAAAGTATCCATTTTTGCTTGTAACTCTGCAAGAGCCTGAGAGTTTTCCAACTCTTTAATCTTCATCAGTGCTTCGGGGTTGTTCTTGATCGCTTCGATAACTGCATCTGGTTTTTCTTCCGTACCTAAAGCCTTGGAAATAAGACCACCGACTGCACCGCCTACTGGTCCACCTAAGAGTGTTCCAACCACTGGAGCCGCATCTCCTAAAAATCCTGTTACATCAGACCATTTCATATTTTCTCCTTATGCGACTTGTGCGCGTTCTACCCAATTTTTTAAAAACACGCTTTGGCTTGGGTCATTTTTAACAATCTCTTTGACGAGTTGCACACGTTTTTCTCTCAACATACCTGGTAAAGATGATTGATTTACATAGGCGTTGATCTTTGCCGCCGTTGCGGGACCGATATCGCCATCGGGAGTTGCACCGACGATACGCTGAATCGCTTTTGCCGGTGAACCCTCACCGCTGTTTACTGCCCAATCATAGAGAGTGTTTGCCACTTCCTGAGAGTTAATGCGATCCCCCTCTATGTCATCCCAAAAGTTGGCTTTATAGAATGATCGAACAAGCTCTTTAAGACGTGGAACTGATTCGAGTACCTTATCGACTTGTTTCCAGTTTTTAGAATTATGAATATCGGATGGGAACTTAGACCGCTCTGCATCGATCAGCACCCACCCCGTCCACATCGGCCAGAACTTACGAGCGATACCATGGAACGTTTCACCGCCTCTATCTTTGAGGTTATTTGCATACCCTCCCTCGTTTCTCGATGTTTTTGCATACGCAACTTCAAACTGTGCCATTACTTACCCCCTTGATGAAATTGAGCCACTAGCTCTTGAAGCTCCACATTGTTTTCGAACATCCGATTTCGTAGATCATCGGAAACATCAACTTTTAAATAATCATCGATGATCTTCCACCCCTGCCATGCGGGGAACTTGTCTCGGTTGACCCCTTTATACTCGTCCATCAATACGCCCCCATTATGTTTTTGTTCATCTCTTCAAGCTTTCCCATGATCGTGGCAACCATATCATTGGTATTTTTAACGGTAGAGTTTATATGTTTTGTTTCAAGCTCGATGTTTTTTAAATGCAGATCAAGTTCACGTTTAGACACAAACTTTTCCTCTGCCTTTGGCATAGTTAGGTGTGTAGCTGTATCGCGTTCAAGCACCGTTAATCGCTCCAATGCAACATCAAATTTATCGGCTAATTGCTCAAATGTCTTTTGCTCTTTTTCATGTAGTTTATTATCACTGTTTTCATGTGATTCCAAATCAGATTCAAGCCGTGTGACTCGTGCTCTCATTACTGCAAATGTAGAGATAGCACCTGCCGCCGCGATTCCTAAACTAACCATCCAATCTTCCATTACTCCCCCTCCGATTTTTTACAGTGATTTTGCTCGATCTTTTTCAAGATGCAGCAGATGAAATTATCGAACCGTGTAGCGGTTCCAACTTCTTGGCGGCGAGCGATATGAGAGCTGATCGTCTCGTCCTGTGATCCATTCCAAAACACGACATTCCCCATCTGATCGAGTACCAAAAGAAAGCGATACCATCGGCTCCGTTTTTCGACATCATTTTTGAATTTTGTGTAGAGCGTTTCTAACTCTTGAAGTGTGCGGTTCATTCTATTACCACCGCATCAAGCGCCTCAATAGCTTCAATTTCTGTCACTGTATCGGTTACTTGGATCGCGTTGATCTCTTCTTTTTTAGACCATTTCCAACTGATAAGTGCCGCACCGTTTTCTTGGATGGCTCTAATAACAGCTTCATAATCTGATAGTTCAGCGGGATGTGGTTGATTATCAGCATCCATGATATATGGATATAAGATATCTCTTCCATTTTTGAAGTTATCAAGATCGAAACGCCCACCATCTACAAAGTATCCAAGTGAAGCTACTTCAACACGGGGGCGTGAAGATTTGATCTCGAAGTTTGCATTGAGCCGTGAGAGTTTAAAAGTTTTAAGAAGATTAAAATTAACTACCCACTCCCATAAGCCCTCATCCCATTCGCTATATTCATTTGGCTGTTCAGGTTTAACTTTTGGTTGTTCGACATATACCCATGATGAACTATTCCAAATAACATCAAACCCATCTTTTGAGTCTAAAGGCTTTTTATCTGTAGCCATTGCAGGGATTAAAAATATCCCTTCCTCAAGCGGAGATTTATCAGCTATGGAGGCTCCTGCGAATTTTCCGTTTAAATCATAGTTATAGATTTTCATATATGATCCTTAATATTTAATACACGCAAGAAGTGCGATATTTCTAGGTCTTGTTTCTACACTACCTGTATTTCCTGTTACATTTGCACCTCCTGGTACATTCCCTCCTGTGTAGTTTTGTGATGCATAACTACTACCACCAGTGGCAGTAGTTCCAGCAATATATTGGACATGGTTATGTGCTTTGAAACTATCAACCTGCGAACTGCCTAAAACACGGTTGATATCTATACCTCTACCATCATCCAAACCACGCAGGAACTCACCTCGTAAATCGGGAAGCAGGAAGGTAGTCGTACCACCTGGTGAAGTTCCGAAAGGTACATAAATAAGGGTATGTGTGCCTACGCCTGCACTTGATGTTGTAATTAACGCCCCGCCTATTGTTGCAGATAACTGAAATGTTGTAGAGGTAACGGTGCCAGATACATAATATGTGGTACCCGCAACCAATCCATTCGGCAATGCCCCAGATGTCGTGAATGTAATAGGATCATTCAATACTCTTCCGTGTGCAGTTGGAGTTGTTACGATAGCGCCGATGCCATTTGAAATAGATGTAACATTCCCGTATGTAGGACATATTGCTGCAAAAAGATTGGAATAGATAGTACGGGATATATCAGAACCATTTGCTTTTAAATACCCAGTCGGAGCAGTTTTCATGGAAAAATAATCTATCTTACCTGTTGGTACAAATAACCCCCATAATATTGCTTTTAGATTAATGTAGCTTATTTTTATAACTGAATTTGAAAGGCTGCCCCAAAGCCCAAATTCATCATCATCTTGCAGGACTACATTATTGGTTGCCGCATGTATTACCGCATCCATAGACACTGATACCCATGATTCAGGTTCATCCTCTGGATTGTTTGATGTATTTATCGCACATCTGTAAGATGAACCATTGTATGACCATGACTCACCTACAAGCGCTGATGATGTTCCCTGTACAAAAATACCTTTATAATTTGCTAATGCTACTGCGGAAACATAGGCGGAAACAGCACTCGCCTCTTTAGCATTAATATTTGCCTCAGTACTATTTATCTGAGCTACAAAACTAATAAGCTTCGTCACAAAAGTTACAATATAAGCTAAAAAAACATCATATCTCACTCTAAAGTTTGTTTTATCCGTACTACTCGGTGCAGTTGGTGCCGGGTCAAATGTTACGTCAATCGCCATTGTTTTTCTCCTTATTTAAATTAAGCCGACTACACTTAGGCTTGTACTTGTTTTTACTGGGTTTGAAGCTGTTTGGTTGAACTTTTGGAGATATCCATAAACACTAAACGCCTCATACGCTTCTCCGATAAATACAACAGCTTGACCCTGAACACGGTCTAGTGATCGATAGTATGCTGTGATCTGAGGTGTATCGCTTAATAGCGTTGGGTTTATCAATTTCGCGCTATTTCCTTTCGCAAGATAAGTCACACCGCTCGACGTATCTGTGACAACAGTAGAAAAGTCTATACTGGATAACTCGGAACCCCACTGTGTATTCCCGATATCGCGTACCATCCCCGCCGCAAATATTCCGAGCTTTGCTGTCCCTGATCCATTCACTGTGATAACAAATGATATATTCCGTGTCAGAGTCGTGCGCTCGTAGGTTATATTCCCCTGTGTCTCATCAATCCAGTCGCCAAACCCGTACTCTTCATGTGTAGTAGGCTCAGTGATAACACCGATAGTAACTGGTCCCTCGATGATCTCAGCAGTATCGTTATCCATAACAGAGATCGTGACATCGATGGCATCGAGATTTCCGAGATAAAGAGCATGAGCGCCATAGCACGATACGGTCATAGTGATCGTTCCGGTATTAGATGCCTGAGTGTTTAGAAACTGATCGAAACACTTCCAACGGTTCTGAGTTCCTATGAACTTCCAACATCCGGTTGGGTTCTTTGTTGCATCATAAATATTGATCGCATCTTCAGGGCTTTTACCTATATTTGCAACTAAAGCTTGGAACTCTCCCTTGGAAGCACCGGATGATGAGACAATCGCTCCGATTATGTAGTTATTCCCAACTGCCCATGCGGGATAGGAAGTAACAGGTATATTTGAAGAGAGTAATGTTATCGCTCCTGGTATCATAACTTTCATGCTGTACCTCTATTGAGTTGAGCTATGGTTGTTTGCGTTTGCATCTCTTTCCACATTTTTTGAAGAACATCGAGCATAGCAGTATTGACGATACCGTTATTCTGACCCGTAATGGATGTAGCATCACCGACACGGGATAGCATCATGTCGCTTGGTTTGGTATAGGTTGAAAGAGCCTTGATACTATCGGTGTATTTAGTATTAGCATCCGTAGCTGACATGAGTGCTTCACCGAGATTTTTCCATGATAAAATAGTCTCAGGAGTAAACGATGATTTCATCGCCTCTTCATATTTGGATAGATAGTTCTCGACTGTAATCCCGCTAACGCCCATTTGGTTTTCGAGTGCGGCGAGATCTTTTGTAAGATAATCAGCTGTGAATTTGAGTTGCTCAGTTGTTCCACTCCCAAACTTCCACTCTGAAAATGTGCGAGATTCGGCGACATACATGCCGACGGAAGAGGTTAATGCCTCGGCAACCGTTTTGTTTATCGTTTTCGCGTAATCAGTCCAGTACGAATAAATCTTGGTGAACTCAGGATTTGTGGTTGAAACTTGAAATGCAGAAACGATTTTTTGATCTAACCCAGTGTATTTGGATATAAAATCTTTGGCTAGAGCATCTTGGAATGAAATCCCTGAATATTTACCTGCAGCGAGTGAAACTACCGATGAGCTACCTAGTTGAGAAAATAGATAATCATATGTATCAAACATACCTTTGATTTTTAGTTTCTCAACGTCTGACACTCCGGTATATGTTGTCCAACTGCTAGAGCTGAACCATGACTTCTTTTTATAATCGACATACGTTTGCGCGTTGCTTCCATCTTCGGTAGCAGAGTTGAAGTAGTAACCTGAGCCTTTAACTTTAGTTGACCCGAACATTCCTCCGATTACAGAACCGAGTGCGGCACCGACTACTGCTCCAATAGCTGTACCTATGACCGGGACTACTGACCCTACAATCGCCCCTGTAGCTCCGCCGATAGCCCCATAATTAGCCGCTTTAGTATCCGCCCCTAAAAGACTGTCTCCAAGTGAACCAAGTGCATATCCACCGATACCACCGATAGCGGCACCCCCAACTAATGAGCCCCATCCTGCGGCTCCACCCGCTCCAAAACCTGCAAAAGGAGAAGCAACCCCTGCCCCGAAGCTACCTATTCCACCCATCATAGTCCCTGATGTTTCAGCAGATATTAAACCCATGTTTTCTAAAGTTTGTGAAAAAACTGCTCCACCGTTAGCAAACCCACTGGCAATAGATGATGATAACCCACCAGTTAATGCCGAGTAAGCTGTATTAGCCGTTGAAGCAATATTAATCGCATCCATTACTGCCGAAGCATCACTCCCACTTTTAGTGATTTGCCCCGCCGCATCCATAACGGTTCCGCCTACCGTAGTTGTAAACCCTGCACTATCAGTAGTCGCTCCAATCAGTGCCGCAGGAGTAGCAACAGAACCGAAAACCGACCCAAGCCCTCCGAATGATTTGAAGATGTTTTGGATGCCGCCTGCTCCGGTATCGATCATAGCGTCCGCGAGAGATTTTGACAGACCGCGCGCGAGTGAGTTTGTCATCGCGCCCCAAAAGTTTTTTAACCACGACCCGAATGACTCGAACTTTCCGGTCATAGCATTAAAGAACTGATCGTCCATCGCTTTGTTGATGTTACCCATGAGGTCAATCCAAAACTTGTTTTGTTCCTCAAATGTTTTTTTGGCTAGATCCGCTTGCTCTTTTGCTCGTTTTTCATCGATGGATAGCATCGAAGCTGACACATATCGCTCGATGTCTATAACATCATTCCCCGCAGCGGCAAACTCTGCCGCACGATTCGAGATATTTACTATCTCATTGTCATACCAGTTACCAGAAGCTTCATTGATGGCCGAGTACATTGACTCAGAGCTTTTTATATAATCTTGACCCGCTTTTTCTTTAGCGGAAATATCGTTTTGAAATCGTTTGATCCCATCATTCATCCGCTCATCGAACATCCGCTGTTCAATTGCGGCAAGCTCTTTGGCATCTTTTTCGGCTTGGGTTAATTTAGGAGATTTTCCGGTTTTTTGTTTGTCAAAATCTTCTAATTGAAATGGGGTAAAAGTTTGTTTTTCAGATGATGGATTTGTATTTTTAAGCTTACTTTTTAAGCCTACCAATGTATCATAAGTGTCTATTACATTTTTGTCATATTTTTGAGCTTCCAAACTAGCGGCGTTGTAATCCATGCGTGCTTTTGCCGCATCATAACCGCCATTTGTAATTAGCCCACTAATAGATCCATATTTTGCATGAGTTTCCGATACTGTCGCATACGCCATTTTAGCATTAGCTACGAACTGACCTATCCCACTTGTAGCCGCACTTAATCCTAAAATGAAATATTCAAAAAAACCGAAATTCTCAATCATAGCGTCATCTGACCCTAGAACTTCATCTGCCATAAACCCGAATGCACCTGAAACTATATTTGCCATTACGGTTGATGTTTCACCGATCAATCCAAATGCCTGACCACCTACTTGACTGAGCGCTGTAAAATCGTTCATAGCACGATCGGCAAAACGTTCGATTTCATCTGAATTATTGGTTATCCAATCAGATAGGTTTTCGATACGACCTGACAACGTATCTATTGATGGAACCATCGATGTGAGAAGCTTTGCCTTAGCTCCATCGATTGATATGCCGACACGTGTGAAACTATCATTAAACCGTTCAGCCGCATCGGAGGTGGTTTTATCCATGTGTCCATTAAACTCTTTGATCGCTTCACTCCCCCCATTGAGGAGCGGGATCATATCGGCACCTGATTTACCAAACAACTGCATAGCAAGAGTAGACTTGGCAACTCCGTTAGGCATCTCTTTAAATCTATCAGCTACTTCCAACAAAACCGTATTTGAATCTTTGATATGACCGTTTACGTCTTTGCTTGAAATACCGAGATTTTTAAGAGCGTTTTGAGCGTCTTTTCAACCGCCCATAGACATTTCACCGAGATTTTTGTTGAGTTTAAGAACGCTTTTTTCTATCTCTTGAAGTGCAACATCAGAGAGTTTACCCGCTGCTTGTAATGAATAAAGATCATTAACAGACATCCCGATTTTTTGCGACATTTTTCCGAGCGAATCGGCGAGATCGAGGGATTGTTTAACGGAATCTCTTAGGTTGCTTAGAGCAAAATACCCCGCGATAGAAGCTCCGGCAGTTTTGGCGAAGCTCTCCATCTTTTGTGTAGAGGATTGCATGATACCGACAGCAGTATCCATGCCTTTTCGGAGTTGGGCAGTATCAGCGGCTATGATGATGTCGAGTGTGCCGAGTGCCATTTTTCCTCCTTAAACTGCTGTCATTATTTGAATAATCGCCGATTGAGCCGCTTTAATCTGCTCTTCGTCCATCTCATCGAGATTGATCCCCGAAGATTTGGGCTCTTTTTTGTGTGAATAAAACTCAAAATCATCCGAAGTAGGTCTCGGGTCAAATTGTTGAAATCCACTGCTAGCAACCATAGAGCAGAGCACCCCGTGACGCTTATCACTCATCCGCTCTTCATCACCGAACGGTTCCATCTGATAGAACTCATACCATTCGTCTAATTCCGTAGCGGACATTTCATTCTCTAACCTCTCGACGGTCATACCGAGTTTTAATGCTAGGCGGAATCGGAATCTCCGTTCCCCACTTACTCCGCGTCCGCCTTGAAAACGTTTCCCAATTCATTGAAGATTCGATCAATAGCTTCAGGTGATTTTTTACCCAAAACGGATTCGATCTCATCATCGTTAAATAATCGGTTCCCCTTTTCATCGCATAGAGAAAAACCAACCGTAAAGAGACGGAAATCGGCGAATGCTTTTTCAGCTTCCTCACCATTGATCATCTCTGTTTTTGGTGATTGGTTTGGGGTTTTTCCAGCTTTAACTTCCAGAAATTTTCTGGAATAACCGCCCAGAACATCCCGCTCACGAATAGAAGCACGTTTAACGTTTACTGACCCACCCCATTCAGGTACATCTATAGAGCGAACAGGAATATCCTGTGCGCCCATGATTGCATCACGATTCAGTACCATTATGTCGCCGCCGTGAAGTCAGGTGCTCCGCTAGACTGGAACGGAAATTCAAAGCTCAACGCCGCACCTTTACCTGGAACAATGTTTGGGTTAGCAGACACATACCCATCACGGATGATAGTTGTACCAGTTCCGAGTGCAGTTAATTTATCATTTAACACCAGTTTGATTTTTGTATTTTCGTTGGTTCCACCAAGCTCACTAACACGTAACTGTCCCGCATCATCTGCGATATAGTTACATTTGAATGAAAACTCTGGAGCTTCTTTCAACCCATCGCTGATGTAGTCTTTGTACCCCACAGAGTCAAAGCTTGTAGCATCGATACGCCCTGCCTTATCTCCCATCATTCCGGGAATGTCTGTCATCTCCCCCACTTTTACAAATGCGTCACCCGCCCCCGTAGCGATAAAAATTGCCGCTAATAGAGAGTTCTTTGCTTTAGTCCCAGCCATTTTGAGTCTCCTGTTTTATTTTTAATAATTTTGTATTCTATGCCAACCGAAAACTACACCCTCAAAAAGTTACTAATATGTAACCTTTTTGGTAGAAAACTTTTTTTGATTCCACTTGACTTTTAAACCGCTCCGACCACATCATCAGATAGGATGTAATCGAGCTGTTGAACGAAGAGTTTGGTATCAGGCTCATAATCATCGTTATGCATAGATTTTTCCCCGTATCCACTCATCGTAGTTTTGACTGATTCGGCGATAATCGCAGACTCTTCATAACTTTTAGAAAACACTTTGATCTGAAACCGACCCATATCGAGGCTCTCGGTTCCGTCCATCGTCCCTGTGTCGAGAGAGCTGATCCGCTGAAATGTGATATAGGGTGCGGCAGTACCCTGAGGTGCTACGAGCGGGAATACTCTGTCGCCGACTTGCGGGATGGTTTTGAGGATAGCAAAAAGACCGATGGCGATCATTCAAACCCTCTTTTACCCTGAGTATTGTTGACAATATCCAGTCTCATTTCGATTTTATCGATCACAGCGTCCAAAACCTTATTTTCAGCCTCATCGAATGCGGGGCGGATAAAAGGTTTTGCCGCCATTTGAGAATTCCCAAACTCAATCTGTTTCGCGTAATTAACCTGACGTGGGGCTTTTGTTCCCGCTTGTTTATACTTTTTGTTTACGCCAGTCATTACTTTGAAAATGACCTTTCCTTTTTTGTTGTAAATCTGCTTTACTCGGATAGATTTTTTCAATTTTCCCGTTTTAACTGGAGCTTTTGCGCGAATAGCATCACGGATAATAGCGGCACCACTTCGCACAGCAGATCGGACAATATTTTTCTCTATTTTTTCAGGCAAAGCGTTGAGCGTTCCGATCAGCTCTCGGATCTGTCGTTCCGAAATAATTTCACCACTCATAAAATCTCCTTTGCCACGATGAACAACTCTTTGCCCTTTTCCTCTTTATCCTGCACATCGAGGATATCGAACGTCCGTGTTCCGAATTTGATCTTATGCTTTCGAGTAACCCCCGCTACGAATCTGCATCGAATCTGCGACGTTGCCTCAGCAAAGAGTTGATTACTCATAAAGCGCTCTCCTCCGCTAATCGGTTTGATCTCAGCTCGAGCATAATCAAAATGCGTTTCACCATCTGAAACACCGCCCATTACACCACGTACCTCTCCGATAGTGATAAACTCGATTTTGTGGTGCATAGCCCCTGATCTCATAACGAAATCACCCGATATTTGCTGATGAGATAGTCGTTGTAGTTGTTTTGGATCGGTGTAACCGATACCCCTACCACAATTTCCTCACGATGCTCGAACAACGTAGCGATACGAATGAGCATCCATTGCTTGATCGACTTTGGAACTGCTGCCGCATCCGCATACCCCGCCGTAAATGTCACGCGAACCGCATTCACCATCCAACTAAGCGCGGGATAGGTTGCATCATTGCGACGAATTACCACTCCGGGCTCTACCGTAGTATCCACCATGTATTTTGACGGATCGAGGAGCACGTAGCTATCTGACCCGTCAGGGATATACTCGATTTTCTCCAC